TATTTTTCTATTTATAAAATAAAATATAAGAAAAGAAATATCATAGCGATATTTCTTTTCCTGTATATTAATAGACATCTGCATAAGCAATTGAAGCAGATTCTGCAACTGTGATATTTTGTACTGTATATGATTTTGAATAAGAAGCCAACCAACAATCAATGTAAGTTTCTACATAAAATTCATCATCAGAACCATTACGTCTTGTTTTTGTTTGAATTTCCAAAGGAACTTTTTGGTCTTTCAAAGTTTTAAATACTCTACGTGTATTTACATGGTAGCTATCTGCACCATCATCGTTTTCCAATGTTGGAGCATCCCAATTGTTAGATGTACCATCTTTTTCTTTATAAACTTTACTACCAACTTCATTGAAAGCACGACCATTAGTTGTTAAACCAATAGCGTTCCAAATAGAAGATTCATATAATGCAATACGGTTTACTTGTAATGTGCCACCACGGTAGTTTGTTGGAACTGCCTGTACAACACCTTCCCAACCGATTGCTTGTAGTTTATTAACCTGTCTGGTTTCACTAACATTAAAACTTTGTATCATTCCCACAATATATCCATTTGCATAGACAAAGATATTTGTAGAAGTCGTAATTAACGAGTTATCATTTGATGAAGTCGGTTGCATTGTATTATTTGCAACACGAATATCATTTCTCGTAGCACGATGGGTATTCGTAGAAGTGTTCTGACCAAAGTTGTTAAAATGTTTACTTGCATCATAAGCCATATTCTACTTCACCCCTTAATTACTATCTTTTGCCGTTACATAATCGGAATATACATCTGAATATACGATTGTTGCAGTTTCTGCAACTGTAATTTGTGAAGCAGTAATTGCTTTTGAATAAGCACTTAACCAACAATCAATATATGTTTCCACATAATATGCTTTTGTTGCCATATCAGGCATTTTTGTTTTAACCTGAATTTCAAGTGGTACACGTTGTTCCTTCAAGTTCTTAAAAGGATTACCTAATGTATTCGCCGTACCACCCTGAACAACTGCATTACCAGGAATTTGTGTAGAATATGGAGCAAATTGGCCTGTCTGTGTCATACCTAGAGCATTAAACAAATTACCATTGAAAAGTGCAATACGGTTGATGGAAATTTGTCCACCATTTGTATTACCTGGTGCCATTTGTACAACACCTTCTGTACCTAACTCTTGAATAGGAGTTATTGTACGTGATTCAGAAGGAGCAAAGGATTGAATAAATCCTACTCTCTGATTATTGCAATAAATTTCAATGTTTGTAGATGTAATAGGTAATGATGCACTATTGTCCAAAATACCTACCATACCTGTAGCACGTTGGGTATTTAGCCATTTATTAGTATCAGATGTATACGCTGATTGCGTACCATTGACTAATGCCATGAAAAATCACCTACCAATTTTCATATTAAAACTTAATTAAATTAATTACGAACCTGTTGAAGAAAATCCAAAGGAGATTGTAATATAATTCAATGGATATACTGCTTCAATTTCAAACTTAACCAAGATTTCACGTGGGTCATCTGGTGAATCTGAAACGGTCGGGCCACTATATCCTAAGATGATTTCCTGACTTACAAACTGGCTAAGAATACTATTAATAGAATACTGAACATTACTCTTAGCAGATGGAAGGTTTTTAATACCGACATACAATTCATCACAAGTCTTGCGAACCTGCGCAATTACATAGTCCTTAATCTGGATAAGTGTAATTTCTGTTGTATTAACTTCATCATCACAAGTTGTAATACCATGACGAACTACAAGAGCATTACTCTTTTCATGTACAACTGTGCAACCACTTTCTGCAAGTGCGTTCTTTTCTACTTCTGTATATGTATCAAGAAGTCCTTTGAATCCGCAACCAATCTTCTTACGTGTTAATGGTTCTGCAACATCATGTGTAAAACCAACTGTTGCAACACCTAATGCAAGATAGCAACCTGGTAATGTACGTGTATTAATACGACCTGTTTGAACATTCTTGACATCATAAGCAACACGACCAGGGACTACATATACAACACGTTCATCATTATATGCTTCTGCTTGTTGTTTCATACCCAATGTCTTATCTGCTGCGGTTGCATTTTTATTAATCTTCTGACCAGGATAAGCAGAAAGATAAACCATACGTTCATGTCTGCCTGATTCGCTTGACATAGCATCAACGTGTGCCTGTGCATGAGCACCAACAACGGTTGAAGTTGTTAAAGGAACGATAGCATTAACATTTTCTGTACCTGCAACATCTTTCTGTAACTTGTCAATTGCTTTATTCATTTCATAATCAGAATCGTTCTTAGCTTGTACACAACAAATTGTTGTAACACCTGCACGGAAAGCCAATTCTGCGCCTAATGATAATGAATTTGTAACAACAGAAGAAGCCGTAACATCATAGTTGCCATATTCTTGAACCACATCATCGTAAGTATAGAAAATCTTTGGTTCATAATCTTCTTCTGCTTTCTTATATTTATAAGAAACATAATAGACTTCATTTTCTGCGATTGCTTTACCAAAGACTGCTTTCTTTGTAATAATACGAACACAATCACCTGTTGTAATTGCAGTATTATCAAAATCTGGGAGCATGAATGTAATACCAGGGATTACATTTAGATATTCTGTAACTGCACCAG